GTGGCGCGAGGCCCCTCGACAGCGCCCACGTCTTGAAGTCTTTTTGCGGCGCCGTCGTGAACGCGCCGCCGAGCGCCCCGCCGCAGGCTTGGTTCAGTTCGAGTTGCGCCGCGTTCACTTTCTTGATGTGCGCCTCTTCGGCTTCGTGCCAGCCTTTTAGAACCTTCGCGTTCTCGGTCGCTTGCCGCGTGTAATACTCGATCGCTTCGCGGCTCATGCCGTAGTGCTGCGCGAGTTGCTGCACCGTGGAGCTATGGTTTTGCAGTTCCGCCGTGATCTGCGGCATGTCCGCTTTATGCGCCGTGATCTCGCGGTTCCAGTCCGCGACGCGCGTGGCCCCCGTGTTGAAACTCTCGGCGAGTTCGCGATTGTGCGTCTGCACAATCTGCATCGCGACGTCGAAATCTTTGATCTCCCGGCCGGCGATCTGTGTGGCGCGGGTCAGGACGTCCATCTTGGCGCCCGTGCGTTCCGCTGTGAAGCCTAACAACGAATCCACCGCGCCCGTGATCGCGTCCTTGAGCCCCGTAAATTCCAGGGCCATCGTCGTAATGGCATACGTGGCCGTGCCGACACTCGCCGCGAGCCCGAGCGATCCCCAAGCGCCCAATTTCTCAAACGTCACGCCCGACACGTCACCGAGTTCCCGGATCGCCTGAATCTGCGGGCCGATGTGAATCCCCAGCGCGTTGAGCGTCTTGTCGGCCACGCCCAAGCCGGCGCTGAAATCCCCCATCGCGCTATTCGTCTGCCCCGACGCGCCTTCGAGATCCTTGAGCTTCACGACCGACTTATCGATCTCGAAGTGGAAGTCGGAGAAGTCCGCCGTCATCACGCCGGACAATTGCGCCATTAGACGAGCGCCTCTTGATCCTGCCGCGCCAGCAGATCTTCGGTCAGCACTTCATAGACGGCTTGCGGCAACGCGCGGATATCGTCGTAACTCATGCCCATGATTTTGCACAGCGCGAGCGTGGTTCTCATGCGCTGACGGGTTCGGGGGTCGTTTTTTTTTCCTCAACGGCCCGCCGATTCGCGCGGAGATGCGGCGCGAGCGCCTCAACGATCTCGTCCATCGTCGCCGTGTCGAGATTGCGCAACGTGGCCCGCCGTTCGTCGAGGGATTGCAGCGGGCTATACGGAATCGGTTCGTTGCCCGCGCCGACAAACGACCAGCCGACGAGATACGCGAGGATCACGGCGAGTGTGCGCGGCACAGGTTCGGCTTCGAGGTCGAGCCCTTCGCCCGCGTTGAGTTCCTTTTTCACCGTGATGAAGTCGCCGTCCGACAGCGGCAACCGCACCGACTCAGGCGTGACCATCCGACAGCGGCCCATGACTCGCCTCCTATTGTTCGGGGGATCCCAGCCGCGCCCACAGGTTCGTCTCGCCGATCGAGATTTCCTGCACCGGGAAGGCCCAATACCCGCCCGCGCGTGGTGCCGTGAACAGCAGCGGGCGTTGCCGCGCTTGGAATATATCGACGTGCGCGATCGTGGCGGTCAGCGTCCAGACCGGATCGGCCTGCGATCGGGCCACGCGCCACGATCGCAAGTTCACGGCGACCCCGTGCCCCCACAGGATCGCCCCCGCGCTGCCGTTCACCGTGAGCGAATCGAACACGCGCGCCTACGCGTGGATGCCCGCGACCCAGGCCGTGCCGTTCCAATTACATTTGCTCGCGTCGCCCAGCAGCATGTATTGGCCCGTGACCCAGTTCGTTGCCGGGTTCGCCGTTTTCCCCGTCATCGCGGCGAGATTCGCCGGGGCGGCGGCGCCCGCCGGGGTGAAGAAGCCCGGGGCGCCCGCCGTCGCGCCCGTCGCGGCGACCACCGGCTTCATCGCGAAGGCGCCGGCCGCTTTCCAGTTGCCGGTGATCTTCGGCGCTTGCAGACTCGCGTCAATGCTGGCGTCGAGATAGGCGAGGCCGGACCATGCGTAGGTGGGTTCGGTGCTGTTCGGCACGAGTTCGAGCAGCCCGGGCGTGGTGGCTTCGGCCGCCTTGAACAGCGCGAGTTCCTGAGAATTCCAGAAGCCTCCGAGCGTCCCGCCACTATCGCGGAGGCCCGGGACATACACGTGGTTTACGTCACCGAAACAGGTGACCTGTTCGTATTCCGTCTTAAAATCGCCGGTCCAGGCGTTCAACGAAATGATCGGCACGGCCGTCACGCCCGCCTGATCCCATTTCACTTGCCCATAGCGCCCTGTGAGAATTGCCATTGGTGACTCCTTTTTCGTTAACGCGCCGTTAAGGACTACGCCGCCTCATCGTGCTTCGCGATCAGTCCCACGGATTCGAGCAATATAGCGAGCTTCTGATACATCACGCGCCGGTGCCGGATCATCGTCGGCACAAACACGGGGCGCGGGATGCCCTGCTTGCCAAACATGGTGCCGCGCGACCACTTCTTCCGCGTCTCGCGGGGTTTCAACTTCCAGCCGTTTTCGTGCCACCACGCGTGCGGCGACGTGCTCCGCACTTGCGCCGCCACGGCAAACGCCCCAACAGCCAACGGGAAGACCTTGACGCCTTTGCGTAACTGCCCCGGCGGAATCTTCCGGCCGTTCTTACTCGTGCCCGGCCCGATCGGATACTGGCTCTCCACGTCCTTCGCTGCCGCATACGCCGTGTCCAACACGATCTGCGTCGCTTGCCCCTTGAGTTCGTCCGGCAGCCGCGCGAGCGCGTCCTTGAGTTCGGCGAGGCCTTGAAACGACAACGTGGCTTGGATCGGCATTACATCACCAGCGGCACGGCGTGACAGGCCATTTCGATGCCCCGCATGTCGACGTTTTCCACGCTCGTGATTGCAAAGGTCTGACTTCCGAAGACCATCCGGGTCTTCGTCGTGACGCCCGGGTGAAAATCGCCGCGCACGAGATAGGACGCGGAACTGATCGGCGTGCCCGCCACGGGCTCGATAAACACGCCGATGTCGTCGCCCGTGGTTTGCGACAGGCTGACCATCCACGTCGCCGGGTCCAGATCCGTCCAGGTGCCCCCCGGCCCCGGGTTCTGGAACGTGACGACGTGCCGCCAATCCCCGCGCGCCATCAGGCCACCGTGGGATCGCGATAGGCGGCGAGGAGGCTATAAATTTTCGGCCACACGTCCGGCTGGCCCCCGTCGCCGCGGTCCTCATACAAGTAGGCCGTCAGCATGTGAATCGCATGGGTCACGGCGGCCGGCGCCGAGCTCGCATCCCAACTGGGATCCGCCCCCGCCGCGAGATACGACAGGATGGCTTCCTGTGCCGTCGCGAGCTTTTGCGCGATGTCGGCATCGTGCGCCGTGCCGCTGATGCGCAAATGCACCTTCGCCTGATCGACCGTCCAGAGCGGCGGCAGGGTGACGCGCGAGAAGTCCATCACGCGGGCACCTCTTCGTCGTCTGGCTCGGCTTGTGGTGGTGCGGCCGGCACCGTGGGCGGTTCGCGTTGCGCGAGCGTCGAGAGCGGCCAGTCCTGTTGCTGCCGATACGGCGTCTCGCCCCCCGGCACCGGGCCGAGGCCGAACCATTCGCTGCGCGCTTCGTTCGGCGACAGCACGCCCGCACTGGTCGCCGCTTGGGCCGCTTGCACACGACTCATCGTGTCCATCCAAATCAAGAGGCCGTCATCGAATTCGATCGTGAGATACGACGGCAAGTCGAGCCCCTCGTCCAGGCACGTCGCGATGGACACGAGATGCGGCTCCAGACACTGCGACTTGTATTGGAGCTGCGAGGCTTCCGCGTTCGCATACGGCGGCTGCTTGTTGCTGTTCAAGATGCTGATCGGCATCCCGAGGACTTCGCAGATTTTCTCTTCCGTCCAGCCGAGCTGTTCAATCACTTGCGCATCGACGGCGCTCGTCGAGACGGATTCGTATTTCATCCCGAGTTCCGCGATGAGGATTTCCCCGCTCTTGAAGTTCGCCGCATCCGCCTTCAGCCGCTGCGCCGAGAGCGGGTCCAACTTCGTCGGCGCAATCAAGACGCCCGAGGGCCGCGCGCCCTTCGCGAAGAACGTCGTGCTGTTCTCCGAAATCGCTTTGGCTTGCGCGACGGCCCCGGTCAATGCCGTCAGCGGCGAGATGCCGCACAACGGGTGATACAGGCAGTTCCAGCGATCGTGAATCAGTTCCCGCGCGGGAATGACGAGCGGCTGCGTGTTCTCGGGCAGCCCCGCAAGGTCGTTGGATTGCAGCTCGTAGTAGACGCTGCCATCGGGCGCCGTCAGCGTTTTCACGCGCCCCGGATCGAGGCGGTGCAGCTCGTTCACGACGCCGCGGTCGTCGCGATGCTTCAGGAGATACGCGTTCCCCCACAGCAGCTTGTCGAGCACCCATTGCTCAATGAACTGCTGCGCCGTCTGATAGTGATTCGGCCGGCGCAACACGGGGTCATACGCGGGGTTCGTGGTTTCGGACCAGAACCCGTTGCGGTCGCGTGCGAGCAGCAGCGGCGGCGCGATCTTGCTGATGTCCTGAC